GGTGAAGACCACGCATATGCGTTGAGAACTATTCGGGTGACCCTAACCGTTCTTGCAGTCTATCGTGTCATCGGCTGTTCTCCAAACCTGAAGTTAGAGACCATTACTGGTCCTTTCACAGGGATGGGTCCCACACTCCTATTTTGGGAAGTGAGTCAAGCTGCTGGCATGTTACCGAAATTGATGGTGTATGGGAAGGCGGCTTGGACATATATGTCTGAGTCGTCTGGTCCCAACTTCAAGAAATCAACCTGGTCCTGCGGGCTTGATGCAATTGCCTTCCTTCGTGATCCAGTTACCTGGTATCACTGGTTGATGATTGCATGGGCCCAAGGTGCTTGGGATTTGATCGCTTGGAATCTTATCACCATCTTGGTAAGTCTGCCTGCCGTGCCTGTTATGCTGATGACTAAGAGCTTTCCTAAGTACCTTGGCCGCCTGGCCACACTATTCGAGGCGAGAGGGAAAGTGCGGGTTGTTGCAATCACCGATTGGTGGACTCAGGTTCTCCTGAAACCCCTCCATGAGGCAGTATTCAACATTCTCCGTACAATTCCTCAGGATGGGACCTTTGATCAATTGGCCCCAGTCCATCTCCTCTTATCGTATGTCCGGGCGTCCGGTGCGAAGGTCTTCTCTTATGATCTGAGCGCCGCTACGGATAGACTCCCTGTTGCCTTTCAGGTTCAAGTCCTCAGATCCTTTGGGATTCTGTGGGCTGAACATTGGGCCGCCCTGTTAACAGGACGTCCCTGGTATCTGAAAGGTCAACCTCTCCATTATACTGTCGGTCAACCTATGGGGGCTTTGTCCTCATGGGCTTTGCTAGCTCTCTCGCACCACATAATTGTGCAGATTGCAGCACGCAGATGTGGTTACTCGGAATGGTTCAGTCATTATGCTCTCCTCGGTGATGATATCATTATCGCGGATGAAGCTGTGGCTAAGTCATACCTTGATCTCATGAGCTCGCTCGGTGTCCCCATTAACATATCGAAATCTTTCGAAATGCAATCTGGAGGCCTCGAGTTTGCCAAGAGATGGATTTCTCCACGCCTGGGTGATCTTTCACCCATGGCGCCTGGTCTAGTCCTTGCTGCTCTACGTAATCCCCGTATGATGTCGACGTTGATCCAGGATGCCCTGAATCGTGACTTCGTCTTTCCTACACGCGTTGTTTCAGATATGGTTCGGTATCTCAAGATGATCCGTCCACGTAAGTGGCTAGATCGTCAAGTGAAACCGATCCTTTCCTCAGTATTTGGTCCGACAGGTGGATTGTGGGCAACTGCCAGTGGGCCTTTATACAAGGCTGTCTGGATCAAGTTGTTCCCGCACCTGGTGGCGAATAAGACGGCTGAGCTCGTCGATATCCTATATCGACTGCTCGCCGACTCCCAGAAACAACCTTTGTCAGAGGATGAGTCTAAGAGTGAACTTGTATCCAACTTTTGGAAACAGGTTCTACTATTTCGGACGAACTTTGGAGGGCTAATCTGGGTGCCCTTGTTGATCTTATCTCCTGCATTCTGGGTCTATTATGACCTTGCAGCCCGG